TGAAAAGATGGCTCGAGGTGAAGAATCTTACCAGGGTAAATTGCTAGAAGCTAGACAATCAGATTGGAAGGACGAGGCAGTTTTGATAATTCTCTCGTTGCCCGTACTGGTGCTGGCCTGGGCAGTGATATCGGATGACCCAACAGCAATGGACAAAGTAAAATTGTTCTTCGATATGTTCTCGCAGCTCCCATCATGGTTTACAAATCTTTGGATCCTTGTGGTTGCGAGCATATATGGTATAAAGGGAACACAGATTTTTAGAAACGGAGGAAAAAAATAATGGCAAACAGAATTTACAACAAACAGGTCTCACCTAAAGGTTATAAGATGGGTGGAAGAACTGGTAAAATGGGTGGAGGCATGATGATGAAGCGACCTATGGCAGAAGGTGGTTATATTACCAAAAAGAAAACATCTAAATATATCACTAAAAAAAAAACAGAAGGTAAATTATTACCTGAATCTGGATCAAAGTATATAACTAAAAAACCTCAATATATTACTAAAAAGAAAAAATATATTACTAAAAAATCTCCTGCTGAAATTCAAGACAGAGGAAGAGTTGGTAGAAAAATGGGTGGTTCGTTAAAACCTGTTAATCCTAAAACTCAAAAAGGTTTATCAAAACTTCCAACCGAAGTAAGAAACAAAATGGGCTATATGAAAAAAGGAGGAAAAGTTCATGGCAAATAGATTATACAATAAACAAGTGTCACCTAAAGGATACAAAAGAGGTGGTAAAATAAGATCAGCGATTGGAAAAGTTAGAAAAAAATTTCTACCAACTTTTGGTGAGCAATTTGATAAAGCTAAAAAAGAAGGTAAAAAAACTTTTAAATCTACAAGAGATGATACTAAAAAAGGTAAACTAGAATATTCTACAAAAACAGCAGCAGAAGTTAAAGCAGCTAAGAAAAGAATGTCTGACAGAGAAAGAGCTCGTGTTGGAGATAAAAGTAAACAGTTAACTGATTTTGGTGCAGCTTTTAAACTAGCTAAGAAATCTGGTAAAAAAGAATTTACTCACAAAGGTAAAAAATTTAAAACTTTATTAAAAGGTGAACAACCAAATAAAAAAATGTTTGAGTTATCAGGTAAAACTTCTAAGAAGATTAAAAAATTTGTAGGAGCGTAATGACAAAACTTTGTCCAAGAGGTAAAGCCGCAGCGAAGAGAAAATTTCGAGTTTATCCGTCAGCATATGCTAATGCCTACGCTTCTAAAATTTGTGCTGGTAAAATTAAA